CAATCTGTAGAAGTAGTGGGAAACCCTAAAGATGAATACATCTTAGCTTTTGACCCATCGTGGTCTGAAAGTGAAAGCTCTGATGATTTTGCGATGATGCTTATAAAAATAAACAATCAAACTAGGAAAGGGACGATAGTTCACAGCTACGCTTTATCAGGAGCCAGCCTTAAAACTCATATAAAATATATGGCTTATGTACTTACACACTTCAATATATCAGCTGTGGTAGGAGATTACAACGGTGGAGTACAATTTATCAACTCTTGTAATGAAAGTGAGATATTCAAAAGGAAGAATTTGAATGTAGGAGTAATAGAGGCTGATTTAGACAAATCAAAAGATTACAATAAGAACTTAAGAAGGCTTAAGAATCAATATAACAAATCAGATAAAAAGTTTGTTTTCTTGAGGAAGCCTACATCTGCTTGGATTAGATTAGCTAATGAATCCCTACAATCAGCTTTTGACCACAAACGTATATTCTTCGCTGGTGCAGCAATGAATGATGACTACAACAATCAAAGAAAGTCTAGAGTTCCAATCGATCAATTAAAATTTATAAGAAACGATACAAATGAAAAAGGACCAAAAGGTGCTAGGATGATCGACTTTGTAGAACATCAAAGGGATATGATGGATTTAATAAAAGTTCAGTGCGCTATGGTTCAAATTACGACTTCTGCACAAGGGACGCAGAGCTTCGACCTACCCCCTAACCTAAGAAAGCAGACTGGTGCAGATAAAGCCCGTAAAGATTCTTATTCCGCCTTAGTTCTAGGTAACTGGATGATGAATGTCGTTTTCGATATGGAATCTGATGACATATCAGACCAACAGAACACCTTCACTCCAATGTTTATTTCTTAACTTTTAAAAGTTGAAAGTTAACTTTGAGGTGTAAGATAATTTGTATCTCATGTCTAAAAGAAAATATATTAAGCGCTCCGAATATTGGAAGAAATTCAATATTTCAGATCATCCTTCACAAGCTAGTGATAATACAGAAGAGGCTTCCCCTGAATTACTAGGCGAGCCGTTTTACACTTCAGATGCTTCTTATAGTAATACATCTGAGGCTAGACGACAAGGGGCATCAACTAGCGGTTTCTCAGGCTCTAGGACTAATCGTGCCGCTTATACTAATTTGCATAATCGATATTCAAGTATCCGTTCAGGGCTACTGCCTTACGAATACTCTTCTGAAGGAGTTACCTGCAGAGATGCTATAGAACTTTGTCAAAAAGCTTATTGCAACGTAGCTGTATTCCGAAACGCAATAGATATTATGTCAGAGTTCACCAACACTGATATCTACTTAGAAGGTGGCTCTAAAAAAAGCAGAGAGTTCTTTTACGAATGGTTTAAAAAAGTTAACATTATAGCCCTTAAAGATCAATATTTTAGAGAGTATTATCGTAGTGGTAATGTTTTCCTTTACCGTGTAGACGGAAAATTTAAAGCTGATGATTATGCTAGACTTATTAATCAAGTAGGGACGATTGGGACTTCTACTAATAAAATCCCTTTGAAATATATTTTGCTTAATCCATATGATGTTATAGCTAAGAGGGCAACGACTTTTACTTATGGAGGAGTATATCAGAAGGTCTTATCTGAATATGAGCTTGCTCGACTAGCCAATCCACAAACAGAAGAGGATATAGATATATTTAACGCTTTAGATGATGAAATAAAAGAGTCTATTAGGACAGGCTCCTTTAACAACAACGGTATTAGCATAGACCTAGATCCTCAGAGACTTTCTTTCTCTTTCTACAAGAAACAAGATTATGAGCCTTTTGCCATACCATTTGGATTCCCTGTGCTAGACGATATTAATGCAAAGCTTGAATTGAAGAAAATGGATCAATCCATTACTCGCACAGTAGAGAATGTTATTCTGCTTATTACTATGGGCGCAGATCCAGAAAAGGGAGGGGTTAACCCAAACAACATGGCTGCTATGCAAAACCTATTCAAAAATGAAAGTGTAGGTAGGGTTTTAGTTTCTGACTATACCACAAAAGCTGAATTTATTATCCCTGAGTTAAACTTAGTTCTCGGCCCTGAGAAGTATCAGATTCTCAATGAGGATATTAAACAAGGTCTGCAAAATATTGTAGTTGGAGAAGAGAAGTTCAATGCTACCCAAGTAAAAGCTCAAATATTTATTGATAGGCTACAGGAGTCGCGTCATGGATTTTTAAATGATTTCTTAAACAAAGAGATAAAAAGGATCGCTAAAGATTTAGGTTTCCGCTCTTGGCCTGAAGCTAAAATGAAAGATATCGATATGAGGGACGAAGTGCAACTAATGAGGGCTTCTACTCGGCTTATGGAGCTGGGCATCATTACTCCTAAACAAGGGATGGAAATGTTCCACAATGGAAAGTTCCCAGACCCCGATAAATTAGAGCCAGCTCAAAAAGAATTCCTTGAAGAGCGTGAAAAGGGTCACTTTAACCCTCTAGTCGGTGGAGTTCCTGTATTCGACCCTTCAGGCAGTTCATCAGGCCCAAGAAAAGAAAGCGGTAGGCCAGAGGGGACCACTGGTATTCCTCTAGCTAACGCTACTTACTCTAGGGCTAATATTCAAGATACAATCTATTCTATAGATAGTTTCATACATGACTCTAAGGCAAAAATGTCTTCTCATTTAAAAGTCGAAGAGCTTAGCCAAGCTCAAGAAGAGATGCTCTCTAATCTCTGCGAATCTATAGTTTGTTCACAGAATAAAGAATCTTGGGACGAAACCCTTGAATCATGTGTAAAAGATTTTAATAAAATAGAGGATTTAGATACTTTACGGGAGGTTTTAGATATATCATCTGAACATTCATTAGAGACTTATCCAGCAGCAATTCTATATCATAGCCATGAAAAATAATTTTGAGTATACAGAAAACGGTATCGAAGTTGATATCTCTGAAGCAATGCATTGCGGAGATAAAGACAAAGAAAGTCAATCTAAAAAAAAGAAATATTCTAGTTATGGTTCTCCAGATGTCGATAAACACTATTTTGATTCTAAGGACAAGGCTTTGGCTGATGCTAAGAAAATGGGGCTTACTGGCGTTCACTCGCATAAAGGGAAAGATGGAAAAGTTGTTTATATGGCTGGTCCCGATCACGCATCGTTTATGAAGAAGCATAAAGAGATGGTAAAAGAGACTGAAGCCGCCATGTCTCCAAAACAAAAAGCGGCTTTAGATAAAAATAAAGATGGTAAGGTAACTAAGGAGGATTTTAAACTTCTACGTAAAAAAGGTAAAAAGTCAGAGAGTAAAGAGGATAAATCTAAAAAAAGCTACGCTAACCTCTTAACTGACATAGCTAACAAAAAAGACTCTGAGTAAATATGGATTACAAATATACCGCGACTTTTGAAGCTCCGCTGTTGTCTTGTGAGATAAACAAAGCTTCGTTGATATCAGAAGCTTCTCTAAAAAACTTAGAACCTCTTATACCAAAAGAAATAGACTACAATGAGAATGTAGATCTTATGGGTGTAGCTTTTAATGCTGCCGTCATAAATCAATTCAATAAGAATGGTGATGGTATGGATGCGGAAACCGCTGTCAAATACACCAATAAGTTTATTCATAAGCCAACTAATATTGAACATGATAAACAAAAAGTTGTAGGACACATCGTTTCAGCTGGTTACAGTGACTACAAATCTAGCGAACTTATAGAAGAAGAAACTGCGGCTTCTATGAAAGAGCCTTTCAATATAGCTTTGGGAGCTGTTTTATATAAGACTATAAACTCTAGTTTCACTAACTTAGTAGAGAAATCGCTAGACGAGAATAGCAAACAATTCCAAAAAGTCTCAGCAAGCTGGGAAGTCGGATTTAATGATTATGTTTTAGCTGTTGGAAGTGATGAATTGAGCAAAGCTAGGATAGTTTCTGATCCTGAAGAAATAGCAGAAATGCAGGGGTTTTTGAGGAGCTATGGAGGGAACGGAAAAACTGATAAGGGCGAGACTATCAATAGACTTATCAAGGGTGACATTTATCCACTAGGTATAGCTTACACCTTGAATCCAGCCGCAGATGTTAAGGGGTTATACTCTTCCCCCAAGGAAACTAAAAAAGTTTTTATATCTGATAAAAGGGATAAAATTTCAC